ATTACTCTGAAAGAGCATACTAGCTAGTACACCAACCCAACCACCGTGTATTTCAATACTTACTTGATCATGATGTACGTGATTATTTAAATTACTGATTAGCCATTCTTTACTTTTAAGTTGTCCAGACCAAAAGGCATCCATAGTCCGTATAGGATCCAGACTTTGTCGAATGGCTTGCATCCAATGATGTATATGTTCTGTATCTATTTGCATTTTGGTATCTTACTGTCAGCACTACTGACACATCTTTCTGTTATGCAAAGTTTAGGAGCGGAAAACAAAGTAAATTTTTCTATCGTACCTAAACTTTCTTCTTTACAACTATATGCTCGTTTAACCTCATTACCTCTTATTATAACACTCTGATATCCACTATTGCAAGTCCATCCGGCAAATTGATTAAATCCTAGTGCATTGAATCTTTCTGCTTGATCAATGTAGTAATCTTGTTCACCGTCAGTTAACCTAATTTGGAAACCTTCTTGTTGCTCAAATTCGTCTTGCATAATCTTAATCATGTCGGGTGTGTAACCTTCAACAATACTTGTAGCAGTATCATTGCTTTGTGGTTTAAGAGTTACATTGATCCCTCTAGCACGTAGTCGATTACATCGTTCTAGTGTTTCATAAAATATATCAGGCACCATGACTTGATTAACTGTCACGTGGACTTGTTCATGCATCAACTGTAAACACTTATCACCAAATTCTTGTTCCTTGGCAAACTCTGCATGAAAACTAGCCGTAATACTTTTACGTTGTAAAGGAGCAGTTATTTCGCACCAATGTTTCCACCATTTCGAGCCAGGGCTTAAATTGGTTGTCATATGTATACTTTGGTAAGGACTTTCCGTTTCGTCCAAATGTTTTATTAAATTGGGAAGCTCTTTGTATGCGGTTGGCTCGCCTCCGCTGAAACTCCAGTGGAATTGAGTAAATCCGTTCAAACGAGCTTGACGTTTAATCTCATCGACTGTAGACTTATACACATCTAAAGTTTGGTGATCCGGTTGATCACTACGAGCATAGGGCCAACAGTAGGAACATTTATAGTTACAAAATCTGCCCAATATCCAACTAATGTTAAATAATGGACGATCCAACATCGTTTGCTGTCCAAACCGTTGTATTTTTGCAAAAGGTATAGTAGAGAATTCCATTGACAGTATTTACGCACGATGTTATAATTATTACGTGGACGTGAGTGTAACATGGTAAACCTCCTCCTAGTAGCTTCGGCGAACGGAGGGAACAGGCCTTGCTCTTAGAGTGGCCTTGGAAGTTCGAATCTTCCCGTCCGCACCATTTTTAGGCAAACGAAAGGCACACATGAAAAAGGCATTGGTAATTTTGGCAGTTTTGGTATCAACTAACGCTATGGCATATAGCGAGGATCCTCACCAGGAATTTGATATGACTTCTAACATGACCAATAAGACTACTATTACATTCCGTCAAGTTGATAACATTAACGCGGTATGTCAAAGTGAAAACATCAAACGTGGGTTTGGTAAATTTCCTTACAAAGTAGATGCCTGTAGTTTTTGGAATGGTAGCAGTTTACTTGGTTCAAACGAATGTTTGGTTATTACATCTAAGACAGCTAACTTCCATACACTGGGTCATGAAGTGCGTCATTGCTTGCAAGGTAATTTTCATAAATGAGAGAGCACGATTTAGTTGAAGACATACTCAACAGCCCTGAAATAATGGCCAAGATTCGTGCTGAAAGTAACTCCTACGCACAGAACTTATATTGTGCTTGGTGCAATATGCAGTGGTGTAAGCGTGATCCAGAGAACGTTTGGCCTATATTGAAAGAGGATTATTGGCATGTTAGTTGGCGTAGTGCTGGCGGCATTGTAGCAGACCTTCGCAACCAGGGCGGTGACTATATGGACTACTACTGTTCGGGTATTAGGGGCGGTTTGAGCATGGACGGTAAAGAGGATGACGAGTACTTTGCCAACCACGGATATGTTTCTGAAGGTGACGTTACAGACGAGATACTCGAAGACCTTGACAAACTTGGATGGTTTCCAGTACCATACAAAGACGACTTTGTATAAGTAAATAATATGACACAGTGGACTATAACAGTTGAGGAAGCAGATGATGGTAGTGGAGACGTGGTACTGCCACTTCCACAAGAATTGCTAGACCTCCAGGGTTGGAAAGAAGGAGATACACTTGAGTGGACAGATAATGGAGACGGCTCTTGGAGCATAACAAAAAGTAAATAATGGCAAAAGACGATATTATTGAATTAACAGGTACAGTTGAAGAAGTACTACCCGGAAACATGTTTAGGGTAAAAGTAGAAAACATGCCAAATCCGTTGTTATGTTACATGGGTGGTAAGTTGAAGCAAAACAAAATTCGCATTATCTTAGGGGATAATGTTAGGCTCGAGGTTAGTCCATATGACCTCAGCAAGGGTCGTGTAACTTATAGGTTGTAAAATGAATATCATTCTCGAACGTGTGTTTAATGTTTGTAAAAGTGTTCGAGAGGCTAACCCGAATTTAACAACATTCAAAAAGCTAATATCACAAACTAGAAGCACATTTAAAAAGAATGATTTTGATATTTCAATAAAAACTAAAAAAGAAAAAGATTGGGATTCGGATAAGTTTTATGTTATCGCTTACTATGACAGCGAAAATGACAGACACGGTGAAACTCCAATTGAAGTCATCGTACATCATAACTTAGATGGAACAGAACAATTTGGTCCACATCAAGTAACTAGTTTCCTTATAGAAATATACGATGCTGTAGTACACGAATACAGACATCGATATCAAAGTATGCGTAGAGACTTTCGAGACTACGATACTAAACCCACTAGCCCGTACGATCAATATCTAGCAGATGACGATGAGATCGATGCGTATGCTGTAAGCGTTGCCATAGAACTACTAAGAACTATGGACACTGAAAGAGCAAGACGCAGAATGGGCAAAGTAAGCGTTATGAGCAAAATGCGTACAGGCTCATCTTTGTCTAGCCCAATGCTACGTGCATATATACAACACTTTGGGTTAAATGGTATCACTAAACGTCTAACCAAAAAAGTTTATAATCACTTAGGAACACTTGACAAGCGTTACATTTTCATGTAAAATACTTGTATATTAACTTATACAGGAGCGTCTGTGTCCAAACCAAAACCAACATGGCCCACTAGGCAAGTGCTAGAATTGGCATGTGCGGCACAACGAGTTAATGGCGCTTATGTTAAAGAACAAGTGCCAGTATACGATAGCGAAGGTAAATTGATGTATCTCAAGCAAAACAATAAAGTGTTAATGCTTGTGACATTGGAGCCGAACTACTGGCCTACTAATCAACCAGATCATCCTGGATACTTAAAAATCTTACCAGAGGATGTAGCTCATGCTGATGTCATCCTAACATATTACAAGCGTTTGATGTTCAAGGCTATCGAAGGAGGAAATGATTTCCTAACCACTGTTAACAGTATTTTGAATAGTGAAGTTGTAGCAGAGAACATGATTGGATACGTGGCGTGTTTACCTAGCGTATCAGCCAAAGACATCATGCACCTTAAGGTAGAAAAAGCGTCCAAGCGAGTTGAAGAAGGTTACATTGGATGTCCTGGACAAGTTGTATTAGACAAAGATTGTGAAGTATTGGAATCAATCAAATCAAAAAACTTTGAAGGATACAATATCTGTGCTATAATGGATAATAAAATGGTAGGCTGGATCAGCAAGAAAGATCTAGCCTTAGGAGCCTGTGTAATTATTAAAGCTAGGATAAAAGATCATAGCAAGCATTGGAAACACGGTAACCCTGTAACAAGATTAAATTATGTGAAGGCGGCACAATGAAAATAACAGATGAAGAAATGCAAAATTACTTTCCGAAAGTATATCCTAAAATTTTCGTAGGTAAGTACGGCGGTATTGCTGTAGGCAAAGGTTGGTTTGATTTGCTTAATCAAGCATGTCGTCTTATCCAAAGCCATTTGGATTGGAAGAAAGATGTTCCACAAGTAACAGCTGAACAAGTCAAAGAAAAGTTTGGAGGCTTACGATTCTATGTACAAGGCGGTGATGACTATACACAAGGCATTATTGCTATGGCTGAACAGATGAGCATGATGCTTTGTGAAGAATGTGGTGCTCCCGGCGACCGTGGTGGTGATGGCTGGATTAGTACATTATGTGAAACACACCGTGCCGAACGTGATGCGGCCAAAGCAAAGGCCATGACAGACTATGAAGAACAAAAGAAAATTCTTAGAGAAGGATTTGAGGAATGAGAATTAAATTAGTTAGTGACCTCCATTTAGAGTTCAGTGACATCAACATTCAAAACGACAACAACTACGATGTGTTGATCTTAGGAGGTGATATTATGATCG